GGAGCAGAACTGGCTGGAGCGAGTGCGTGAACTTGAAGCCGAAAACGCCCGCCTCCGCCAGCTCCTGGCCATGTGGCTGGAAGCAGAGGCCGTCATGGACGACGGCCCCCGCTTCCACCGGATGGTGGCGGAGTTCGGCAGACGGGTGAGGCTGGAACTGGGAGTAGGTGAAACCAATGCGACTGAAGGGTAGAACATGCATCATCCACTACGCCAAAGACAACCGCGCCCCGGATGAAAGATGGCGCGATGCCGTAGGTCGGGTAATGTGTGTCGGCAGAGGGCCGGGGCCGCGAAACGTGCTGGTTAAAACTTACCTCTACTGGACAGTGGTTGTGCCGAGGGGAAATGTGAGGGTGTTGAGATGAGAGGCAAAGCTAAAGGCGGCAGGACACAGAAAAAGGAGGTAGTGAACGTGATTAACTTTGTTGTCTACGGCGAGCCCGTCCCCCAGGGTAGGCCGAGGACGGCTGTCGTAAACGGTCGCGCCATTGTCTACGACCCGAAGAAGTCACGGGACTTCAAGCGGGACATAAAGAGGGTCGCCCAGGATTATGTCCCCGAGCAACTCATCACCGGGCCAATCGTGCTGGAAGTAAAAGTTTTTCGTTCTATCCCGAAGAGTTTTTCAAAAAAGAAGCGGGAGAAAGCCCTTGCTGGAATAGTCCGCCCCACGACCAAGCCGGATCTAAAAAACTACATTGCTGGTGTGGAGGACGCGCTTGAAAAAGTCATTTTTGAAAACGACAGTCAGATTGTCAGTTATGGAGAAAGCGGCAAATGGTACGGCGATCCGCCGAGGATTGAAATAACAATCCGAGAGATTGAAGAGGAGGATTCACCATGACTAAAAACACTACACCATGTGGAGACAACATGCTCACCGTCGAACTGCAATGCACCCACGTTCACTACGACGGCTTAAACGGCGTGGCCCGGTGCTACTTCCCGGGCGGCCTCACAAAGATGACTATCGCGGAGTTGCAGGAACACCGTAAGCGGGAGTTTGAGGAGAGGTATGAATGGTGCGGGTATGAGTTAAGGAGGAAGAGGTGACATCCGATGAAAATAAGGCTAATAATTGAAGCGATTAAATTCATAAACTACCTGCTGTCGTTAGGCTTCATAATTGCGGCTATCGTCACTGCTCCAGCATGGGGGAAATACCTTGTCGTGGCTGTGTGGCTTGCGGTGCTGTCGAATATAAGTGTGAAGGAGGAGTAAAAGTGAAGGCAGATCCGCGTGTTAAAGAAGAACTAACCAGCACATTTGAAAATTGGAAAGAGTATATAGATGAAATTTATAGTCACTTTATGAAACTGATTAAAAGAGCAAAAACAGTTGAAGATGTTATGGAGGCAAAAGCGAAGTTTCTCATGGAACTGGTTTTTAGACTGCCTATTGGCTATGAGGCATGCTATTTCTGCATTGCGGTTGATGGGTACTGTCCCAAGTGCGAATACGGTAAAATACATGGAGCGTGCTTCAACAATGATTCTGATTATGCAAAAATCGTGATGGCGAAGTCTGAGTTGTTCAAAGCCTTAACAAACTACTACCGTGGTGAAACTTACGAGGAGGAGTGACTGCCGTGGAAAAGCGCGTATGCAAATGCGGCGCAGCGGCATACTCGGCTGATTCGCGCGGGACGTGGACATGCCCGGAGTGCGGGGCAAAGATATCGGCGGAGAATGAATGTTGCAACCTTGATGAAGAATTCCCGGTCGTGGCTGCCTATTACGTAGGCAACGGCGAGATAGTCCGGGTGCGTGTCAGGAGGAGCAAGCCATGCGGTGCTGCGTCGAAATGATACCCTGCCGCTACCGTAGCAGGCGGGCGTGGTTGTGCACCGTGTGCGGCAGGCTTGTGCGGCTGAGTTACAAAACGGGCCGGCTGGTGGAAATCTGGAAGGCTAAGAGGTATGGGAGGAAGGTTAGTTGATTGCGATTGGGGAGTATATAGAACATCATCAACCACAAGTTTGGGAAGCATTGGTTCGCAGGTACCTGTGTTTCGTGGTGGACTGGGAGGAAATCATGAGTGAGAGGCCGTTACCTGGCAGGGCGGGATTATTGCCGGGGGAGGAAGTGGTGAATCTATGATAGATAAGCCGTTACTGCGATGTATCAAATGCTTTGGATCTATTGATTTTTATGAATACGAAGTGCGTAATAAAAAGTGCGGGTGGTATGCAGTTTGTTCAAGGTGTAATATAAGTTATCCACTGAAAGATGATGGCACTTTTGATGAAAATTTTGTAGATGAATTATCAAAGAATTTGGCTGCTTATCACTTACGCATGTATGATTATTATTTTAAAATGACGAAAAAATAAGGCCGTATTCCGGCCCTTGGGCATGCGCTCACCCAAAGCATACCACGCTTTGGCAAATATGTCCAGGGGGAATGCTGATGATCACATACGCACAGGCCGAATTTCTGCTGGACCACTACCACAGCATAATCGCCAGGGCGAAAAATGCGGCTATCGAACTGCAAAAAGTAATTGCTTATAAACTACAGCACGAAAAAGGCAACCTGATTGAAGAACTTTCGCTCCGGGCGTACGACCTGGCCAAAGTAATCGTGCAGTCAAATAAACTTTCCGATGTGACGGCTTGGGTTGCGCTGAACTACGATAAGATGAGCTTGATACTTTGGGGCGAGGCGGAAAGGCAAATTATGGACGAAGTGCACGTCTACGGCAATATAGCCGAGAAGGTGAAGAATGCGCTGAAGGGGTTAAAGGCGGTCGAGTTAAAGGTGGTGGAATTGTACTACTTCGACGGGTTGCCGGTAAGCAAAATTGCACCGAAGGTTGGCTACAGCAAACCGCACTGTAAACGGTTGCGGCAGGAAGCGGTGGCTAAGTTGCAGAGATTGATTGAACTCGATGAGAAGGAAAAAGAGTACCTTGTGAAGTTGTGGCAGGAGGGGACAAGGTAAAACAAAACGGCCCGCCTCATCAGCGGGCCATTCTCATTATTACCGCCAGAACCACCACGCCTACCGCCGCCGGAATCGCCGCTTTCGGCGAATTAACCGCCAGGACTGCGGCGATGGCTAAAACTGCGGCGGGCAAGCCTAAGCACCTCCCACGGGCGCTAAACCCCTCATTTTCTCTCTAAGCACCGTAGGCCGCACGTGCAGGTAGACGCTGGTGGTAGAAATATCGCTGTGCCCCAATAAAGCCTGCACTTCCACCAGGCTGAACCCGTCCTCCAGACGCTCCGTGGCGAAGGAGTGCCGGAGGATGTGCGGGTGAACGGGCTTCTTCTTGTGGTTGTCGGTGATATAAACCCCCGTTATCCGGGAAAGCCTGTAGCAGACTTCCCGGAGGTAGCGGTCGGAAACTTTACCGCCGGCCAGGGTTGTGATAAAATAATCAGAGCTGCTTTCAGGCCGAATTGCAAGCCACCTTTGGCACAATTCGGCTGTTTCTTTGTCTAAAGGCACAACTCGATCCTTTTTTCCTTTTCCCTGCTGGACGTAGACGTAGCCTTCCCGCAGGTCCACATCCGCAAGGGAAAGGTTACAGACTTCGCTGATCCGCAGGCCCGCCCGGTAGCATAACTGGAGAGCTACTCGGTTCCGCAGGCCGATCGGATTATCCGTCTTCAGCCGGGACAAAAGCCGGGAGGCAGCTTCCCGGCTAATAATTTTAGGCAAGGCATGTTTCTTCCTCATCATCCCGCCTTCCTCCTTTGGGCCACGTACGCCGCCAGTTTAACGCTGGCCTCCCAATCGCCAGCAGCGCTACCGGTGAGGTAATTGTATGTGGCGAAGATGTCGAAAGGCTTGTAACCATTCGGGCGCAGGAGTTCCTTCAGCTTGGGATACTCCTGCGCTTTCTTTGTCTTGGCCGCATGGATAACAGGGAGGATGGCGGAAATTTCGGCAACAAGGGATTCATTGGGTTTTTGGCGGTCGATTTTGGGCATGGTTAAACCTCCTTCGCAAAAATTGGGCAGTTTTACGCCGTGCCCTGGGCGGCAGTCTACTCCAGCCGGGTAATAACCCGGATCTGGAGATCGTCCAGGCTAACATTCTGGTGCGGACTGGTGAAGCCGTCCACCGCCCGCGTGCTCTTCCCCTGTGCTATCGGGAAACAGATGGCCTGCTCCCCCACGGCAAGGCCGGGGAACAACTTTGTCGGGGCCGGGACGGCGCCCAGGCCCTCCACGATAGCCTTTGTGTCGGGGTGCCCGATGTAGTGCGGCACCCCGGCCAGGGACGGAATCTGACCAGGCGGCAGGGTTTCCACCCGGTAGACACCGTCCACAGGCAAAACGGTGGTACTAAGAACGGCGGCAAACATATATGTATACCTCCTTTCTATAGCGCATACAGCGGCGGGCGGCGGAAGAACTTCATGGGGCGTTCCTCTCTACCACGCTGGGCGTCTGCTTCCCCCGCCGCCCGGAAAGCGGCGAGGTAGACACCTTCGCAGCTGGGGCACAGGTACTCTCCCGGCCCCCAGCCATGCCGCCAGTCCTCTCCCAGTTCCGCGCCGCACCGGGCGCAGGTACGGGGAGCTCCGCACTCGGCGCACAGGAAAATATCTTGCACACCGCCAGCAGTGTGGCGGCAGCTAACGTAAGCGTCCTCCAAGCGGGCGATGGTACGCCCGCACTTGAAACACTTCATTTTTCCTCCTTTCCGCCCGGCCTTACCCCCGCCGGGCTGGGGAAGTTTCTGGTAGCGCCGATATAACGCCTCGGCGCTGGGGCGGGTAGTTAAAAGGGCAACTTTACTCCGGGTTGACCGACGATGTAAAGAATAACATCATCGGTCTCAACCTGGCCGTAAACGAGGGCAGTATCCTCCTGGTCGGTCAGGTCGGTTAAACTGCACCGCCAGTTGCAGTTACCGCCTCGAAAGGCAGGGTGAACTTCTCCGTCCTCTACAAGCGGTTCAGGACTGGGGTAGAGAGCAACGGTAACATCTTCTGCACCTAGGAACAGCAACTCATCATCCAGATCCTGCTCCGTAAGAACGGAGCCGGATCCTGCAAATAGGAGTTCGCATCCAGCATCCCACACAGTATAAACTAAATCTCTAAACATTGCATCCTCCTCTCTCCGCCGCATTTCCCCCGGCGGCGGTCGGGAAGTTTTCCGGGCAGCCGGTATTTCTTACCCGCCCCGGCTGCCGGCGGGGTAGGGTTACTCGTTCCAGTCCGTAGGGACTAAGCCTACGGACGGATCTCTTGGCGCCTTAACCCGCCGGGAGTGACCCTGCCAGGTTTCGGGAACGCCGTATTCGGCCAAGAGCGAGTTTACTTCGTGTGCGTATTTAGCATCCGGTATTCTGCATCTGCAATAGTTATAAAACTCTCCGCCATCCCAGAGGAGATGAATTTCCCCTTCTGGTGCTAAAGCAGCAAACTTTACATACTCACCAGAATTCTCAACATCAACATAAACGTTTTTAAGCATCTTCTTCTCCTCCTTTCTATTCGCCGGGATTACCGGCTCCGGCGGGCCGAAGTGACTTGGCGGGGGATTTTCAGGCAGGCCCCACTGCCTACTTATAAGCCTCCTCACGGCTTACCCACTTGTAATACCCGGTGTAGTACCGCCAGTTAGCCTGCCTCTCCGCTTCCTGGGCCTTCCGGGCGATTTCCCGGAAGACGGGAGCGAAGAAGGCCCGCCGTGGGACGTAGACCACGCGGCCAGCATGGTCCACGCACACGCGGCGGTAGTCGTTTTTCCACCGTCCCGCGTAGTAGATATCCACCGGGGCGGTGGCTAAATCGATGCGGACTTCCAGGTCATCCACCTGCGCGGGAGTGTCTTCCCGGCAGATGGCGATGTAACAGTGTCCGGTAAGGACAGGCCTTTCCAGGGAAAAACAGGTGACGCACGGCGCAAACGCTGTGAGTTTTTCCTCCACCGAGATGTGGAACAAAACTGTCCCGGCTGGGAGGACGGTGTCTTCTAGCTGTAAATCCGCATCCCAGTAGGAGTACATCCGGGGTGCAGGTTTATAAGCGGAATTTAGTACAGGGATTTTATCACCGCGTTTCATTTCTCCCTCTCCTTCCTGGCAATTTTTCTGGCGGGGCTTTTTAGGCTGGCCCCAAGCCGTGGTTTGAAAGTGCCTCGATAATCTCTTTTGCTTGCTGCCAGGAGTAAGGACCAGCTGGCCGCTCGTATTTCTTGCCAATCCACCAAGCACCGTTTTCAACCGGCTCCTGGAATATAACAAAATCTCCTTCCGCTGGCAAGGACTCCAGCTGGGACAACACATTGTCGAAACCTTTCCCGTCCGCTAAACAACAACCTAGCAACGGCTTTCCAGGATACCAACAAGCAATATATCTGGTCTGTGCAGGGGGCGCAAAGTGTAGAGCCTCGATTTTTTCACCGGGTTCATATTCGGTCCAGTTATACTGACCGTTTCTGGTCCACCGTGTTCCGTAGCTTTTCATTTTTCCCTTCCCCTTTCGTTTATTTTCAGCCTGCCTCGTCAGTGCCGGACGGCCATCCCCGGCGGACCGGCTTGCGCCGGTTTCGGCTATTTCTTCCGCATTACCGCCCCGCCCAGGCGGGTTTCTACGATCGCCCACCCGCAGGCGGCCCAGGCCGTAACGTCCGGCCAGGGGACGAAAGCAACAGTGCCGCTAGGTGCGGTGAGTTTGTTGATCATGTGCTTTCCTCCTTTCGTTCAACTGGCTTGCTGTTGTTGCAGTTTTACGTAGGCCAGGCGGTATATCTGATCCAGTTTAGGTACTTGCACTCCAAGGAGTTTAGCCGCATATGCTATTGCTGTTATCGCTGTGCGCATGTCATGGTAGAATTCCTTTTTAGTTTCTTCAGTGTAATCTCCTTCGCGTGCGTCGAGATAGTCGCAATAGAAATCTACCATAGCCGTAGTGAGATGTTGGGTAATTTCCTTCTTGGTCATGCTTCCTCCCTCCTTCTCTGTCGGTGGCGGGTTGTTTTCTGGAGCCTGCGCTCCATGCCGCCCCCAGCAAGCGCCAGGAGCGGGAGCAACGCAGGGATTCCTGCGAAAAAAAACACTCTCCCGCAGCTTTCTGGCACCGTCCGCCCCGCTCGCATGCCCTCACCGTGCGCTCTCCCCGTGCGGTTCCCGCCCATGGCCCGGTCATCGCCTCCCGGCTCCCTTCCCCTGGCCAACCGCGCGCAGCTCAGGCATGGTCCCGGCAGAGCCACGTCCGCCGTACTCACTGCCTCGGTATTCTGTTTGTATATATCTTACCAGGTAACCGTCTACCTGTCAATACCCTTTTCAAAAAAATTTCTGCTTTCCAGGGACGAACATCTACCGTTCGTCCATGGAAAACGACCGTTCACCGGCCATTTTTGGCCGCCTTCGCCCGGGCAATCTCCTCCTCCAAACGAACCACCGTTTCCATGATGGCCGCCCGGACGATGGAGTTGACAGAGTAGTTGCCGGCGGGATCCAGGGCGTTCTTCTCCCTGGCCACCCGCTCCAGGCGCTCCTTCCACGCCTGGGGGATGCGAATGAAGAGACGGGCGGAATCGGGCGCGTATTGGTTCGGCATGTGCCGTCACTCCTTTCGTGTGTGGGTGTGGTATACGTCTATATTGTAGCAGGTATGCACTGCTGAGCGCAAGGGAGGTGAGGGAAAACGCAGTACCGTTTTTCAGCCAAAAGGCGCAGGTGCAGGTGATGGTGGAGGGGCCGGGACACGTGCCCATACACCATGTGGAGACCACCATGCTCCTGCAAAAACAGCTCTGCCACCAGGCTCCCTATTTTGTCCCGGGCACCCTGGCCATTGACGTGGCTCTGGGGTACGACCACATCACCGCGGCCATCGGCGGCGCCCTGGCCGGGCTTCCGGGGCGGATTTCATCTGCTACGTCACACCAGCGGAGCACCTAGGCCTGACTACGGAAACGGCGTAAATGTATAGTTGTATATACAGGTTTAGTTCGCCGCGGCCATGCTAACCATACAAAACTTTTATAGGCCCATAAGCATACTTTATGACCCCCAGCCACTCTCCACCTGTCCACCGTTCCCGCCGCACTATCTGCGCTGTGCCAATACCGAAAATCTACGTTTTCGGTACTGCCTCCAGCCCTACAGCCATGCGCCATGCGGGCTTTTCCGTGGCGCTCCCGGTTGTGGCTTCTGGCTTGCCGGCTGGCCGTGCCTGTTGCACGATTTCCGGCGGGGGTAGGGGGGAGGGGCGCTGCCGGGCGGGAGACTCATCCCTCCCGTCAGTTTTCACCCTAAAATGCCTCTCAGCGCTACAGAATCAAGGCTTCCCGGCTTTTCCGGCCAATTTTCTGCCCCGATCTACTTCAAAACCTTGTCAAGTCCCCGCAAAAAATCCAGCGATGTCAAGGAAAACTAAAATTTTTGCGATCCAAAATTGATCCATTTTTGTTGTAGTTGACATATTTCCCAGATATGATAAAATTAAAATGTCGAATTAGTGTCGGTATTTTCCAGGAAAGGCAGGTTCATTTACACCTGCCTTTTCGTTTTCGGCTTGCGGTGGATGGGTGGAGTTACGTGAACATATATATAAACGATTTGCACGCCAAAATCGCTGAACCCCTTGTGGCTGTAAGGCTGAAGGCCATTTTTCAATGTGACATTTTTGTCATGTGGATAACCTGTGGATAACTTTATTCAGGAGTGTTTTTTGTGAAGGAGGAGATGCTGAAATACCTCCGGGGAGAAAGAAATGTAGTCAGAGACGAGTTCATACTGAGCAGGGAGAGAGGCGATAAGAGCGACTTTATTCTGGTGCAGCACCCTGAGATACAGGAGCCCATATACAGTTTCTGGGTATCGAGGCAGCGCAGGGCGAAGAGAACAGCAGGGCCGAAACACACCGGCGGCAGGAAGCCTTATGTCATGGTGATGATACAGGAACTTACCGCATTGATAGCCTCCGGTGTACCTGCCGATGTTGTAGGTTATTTAATCTGTCTGGCTCCGTATATAGAGTGGGGCACGGGGAAACTTCTGGTTGGGCGGAAGAAGAGGCAGATGAAGGCTGAGGATATCGCGGAAGTTTTTAAAAAGAGTTACCGGCATACACTACGCATCCTGGACGAAATGAAGAAATACGGCCTCCTTTCTTGTGAGGAAGGAGGCTATTTTATTTCCCGCTCCCTTATAAAGAAAGGCGCAGCCAAAAACAGTTAGGCTGGTGGTGTTATGGCCCGCAGGAAAAAGACGGCGGTTGACATCCTTCTTCCGGACGTACCGGATCCGGTAAAAAGCGGCGTAGAGCAATCTTTGCAGTGGGAACAGCACATGGAGAAACTGGCTACGCTGGCCGATGCGCTTGAAGAACGTCGGCAGGAAGTTGCTCTTGCCGAACGGGAGAAGGATATTGAATACATTGAGAAAGTTGACGTACTGCTTGACGGTATACTTGACGCATTTGTAGACGTGCTCAAAGAGGACAACGAAGCGTTCAAGAAATCCGTCCGCAAAGTTCTGGAAAGCGGCAAACTGATGCACCTGAAAGAGTTGATGATAGCACTTGGTGTAGCCATGGACAAGCGGGAGATGCTGCTGGGATTCGACAACTCGAGAGGTGGAAACAAGAAGCGCATGAAATTGGAGGTTGTCTGGAAGAGCAAATCGGGAGAGCAGTGCGGTGTGAGAGTAGAGGCTGATTGACATGGCAGATAAAATGTCACCCAAGCGCAAAGCAAAGCGCCTTGCCGAGAAGATAATCCACACTTCCGGCGGGCGCTTTTCTATTTGCGAACGCTGCGGCAAAACGTTTGAGCAGGTATACAGGCCGAAGTTGGGTGTTTATACGTGCTTTAAAACTTGCGAAACGTGCAGGGTAAACAAAAGGTACAACTCTTCAAGGGCAGTTATTGAATATACTCCGCACCCGAAACAGCAGTTGTTTCATGACAGCAAGGCAAGGTTCCGCCTCCTGGCCTGCGGAGCCCGCTTCGGAAAGGACCGCTGCTGCATCATGGAATTCATCCGCAGGTTCGCGGAGATGCTTTCCGAGGACAGGGGGCCGGAGTTGATACCTTCCGTCCACGGCTGGCTGATTGCTCCTACTTACCAGCTTGCCAGGCAGATATGGCGGGAAATGAAGGCTTACTTCCCCCGCGCCTGGACGGTGAACATCCTTGAATCGGACAAAGTAATCGAGACGATAAACGACGGCATCATAGAAGTTAAATCCGCCGACGATCCCAACTACCTGGTGGGTGTCGGCCTGGACATCGTGCTGATAACCGAAGCGGCGAAAATACCGCGCCTTGACGAAGTGTGGGCCAACATCGAGACGCGCCTGCTGTCGCCTGGGAGAGGGCCGGGAGGCAAAGGCGGGTTGGCGTTAATCAACTCCACCCCGCTCGGACGCAACTTTTTCTACAAAATGTTCCGCTGGGGCCAGAAAGACGACCCTCTTTACGACCCGGACTGGGAGAGTTGGCGCTTTTCTTCATTCGAGAATCCTTACCTGCGGGACAAAGATCTGGAGTACATCAGACGGATGGAGAAGCGCTACCCGGAGAGGATTTACCGGCAGGAAATATTAGCCGAATTTCTGGCCGAGGGGAACAGCGTGTTCCCGACCGCCGAAGAGTGCGCCATATACGATGGAGACGGCAGGCCGGAACCGGGCGAAATATACGTCATCGGCTACGACCCGGCCCGTTCGGTTGACTATTCCGGCGTGGTTATCCGCAACAGCAGGGGCGAGGCCGTCCGGGTGGAGCAGTGGACGGGCAAACCCTGGACGGTGCAGATGGACGAGATAGCTTACCTTTCGCGGTATTACAACAATGCACTTGTAGTTATGGATCGCACCGGCCTGGGCGAAACGCTGCCGGAAGCACTGGCGCAGAGAGGGATAGACGTTGAAGCTATCTACATCTCAAACCCGGAGAAAGAGAAGATGGTCAATCACCTGGCGATGCTTATCGAACAGAAGTTGATCAAATACCCGAACAACGATGTGTTGATTAATGAACTGAAAGACTACGAGTACACGATAACCAAAACCGGTACCATCAAGTACAGTGCCTCATCATCTCACAGGCACGACGACCTTGTGACGGCTATGTTCCTGGCGTTCAAGGATTTCAACGTGCCGGAGATGGACCCCCCATTCGTGGGGTTGTTCGGAGGAATCGAAAAAAAGGCGGTGGGTGTATGGTGAAGGCGGAAAACTGCCCGAGGTTCTTTCTTTTCGGCAGGAGGGTTTCGTGCTTGTGCTGTCTGTGGTATAAGTGGGGAGACTGTTGGCCGTTTGAGGTAGAAGAAGAGTGAATTTTGCGCGGCAGGGTTGCTAGCGCCCGGCCCCTTGCCTCCGGGGGTTGCCGCGCAAATTTCTTTTAAACGGGAGGCAGGAGCATCGAAAGGTGCTATTTTTATTTAAGGAGGCAGTGTTATGCGTATTGCTATTTTAACCTCATTCTTCTATCATCAAGTAGCCGAGTACCACGGCCAAGACCGCATCATCTATGGAGGCGCTGAAAAATATCTTGTTAATCTTTGCCACCTTCTCCAAGAAGACGGCCACGAAGTAGCTGTTTACCAAGCTATTGACGCGCCGGAATCCAAGGGCGAAATAACAAAGAATTACCGTGGCATTCCGATTATCTGCCTGCCGGTGAAAGGCGACTGGTCGTATTCGACAAATCCGCGTTTAAACATGATTTTCAACGAGATAGCGGGAACTTACTTCGACCTGCGTATATACTTTGCAACGTTCTGTTGCTGGCCTCATGTTGTTCTGCCGGCTATTTCAATCAGCCACGGAATATTTTGGGATTATGAGTACCATTTAATCAACACATTGAACGAGATCGACCGCAAAGAATTCTTCCGCCGGCAGCTCTACGGCTTCACCGCGCCGGATGTGTGTGTGGCCGTGGACTCAAACGTGCGGAAGGTTATCCAGGCCATATCTCCAGGCGATGAGCAGAAGATCCGGGTTATCTACAACTTCGTGGACACCGAAAAATTCAAGCCCGCTCCCAAGACGTGGGACGGTATCAGGGTGCTTTATCCCCGCAGGCTGACGGTTTTGCGCGGGTGTAACGAGTTTATCAAAGCCAGCCGGGAGTTACCGCAATACGAATTCCTTGCCGTGGGCCAGGCGCACGATGAGCAGATTAACGAAAAGGTGAAGCTGTGGGGCGAGACGACGCCGAATATCCGCTTCGTCTGGAAGCCGATGGACGGGATGGAGGAAATATACCAGAGTGCGGATATAAGTGTTGTCCCAACACGTGCCAGTGAAGGATTAAGTTTGAGCCTGCTGGAAAGCATGGCCTGCGGGTTGCCCGTGATAACAACGCCGGTTGGCGGTTTGGGCGATGCCATTATAGATGGCTATAACGGTCTTATCTACGACCCGAATCACGACGATTTGACCGGTTATATCCAATATTTAGCGGAAAATGAGGATTTAAGGCGCAAATTCGGCGAAAGAAATCGGCAAATTGCCGTAGAATGTTTCAATATTCAAATCTGGCGTGCGCAGTGGCGAGAATTGATAAGGAGGTTTGCCTGATGATGTCCTTTAACTGTCCGCATTTCATTGAGGAATTCAAGGATTACATCAAAAAGCTGGGCGTGAAATCCGCTCTCGAAGTAGGTTGCTTCTCCGGCGAACTAAAAGACGCCGTTGGTGCGGACGGTATCGACATTGAACCGCAGAGGGACGATGTTATCAAAGCCGACATCCGGGAGTTTAAGCCGAAGAAGAAATATGACCTCGTTTTCAGTTCCGGCCTGATCGAACATTACTCTCCTGCTGAGGCCGTGGAAATCCTCAAAGCGATGGCCGAAGTAAGCAGGAAGTACGTCCTTACCTACGTTCCGAACACGGGATGCGTGGCCTACAAAAATGCGAAGGCCAGGACTACCGCCTCGTGGAAAGACGAGTTGGATTACACGAAAGAGGAGTTGGCAATCCTCCACGAAAACGCCGGACTGAAAGTCCTCGAAACGGGCTATGCAGGCAAAGAATGGGCGAAGCGGTTTGGCCCGGAGGAATCGGAACCTTATCTTGTCTATTGTTTGGCAAAGAAGGTGGTCTAGATGGCCTTCTGGCACAAGTGGTTCGCCCGCAACAGGGACGAGCCGGTAGCAATTCCCACCGGCAGGATGACGCAGATTTCCACCGCTTCTTATTCCGTGCTTTCGCCGTACCGTTCCCGGACGACGCAGATTCTCGAAACCCTGCGGATGATCCCGGAAGAAGCTCAAGCCATTGATTTTCTCCGCAAGGTAACGCCGGACGTTTCGATGGCCGTCTGGAACTTCGTCCGGCTGGCGAACCAGGGCCACGAGATGCACTTCTACGACATCCGGGAGAAGAACAGGCGGTTGCCACGGGCGGAAGCGAAGTGGCGGGAATTTGCCGAGCGGGTGAACGAGACGAGTAATGCCGGCCTGGACGGACTGATCGACATCCTGCACCAATCGGCTTTCCTTCGGGGAGCAATGGCCGTTGAAGTGGAGGTAAACAGCGACCGGACGGATATAGTGGACATTTACCCTGTCATCCCGCAAACTATCTACTGGTACATCGAGGAGCGCAACGGGCACAAGGTGTGGATACCCTACCAGCAGATAGGCATGAACAAGGTGTCCCTGGAGCCGGGCAAGGCAAACTTCTTCTGGGTGCCGACCGACCCGGATATAGACGACCCGAGAGGGAACCTAGTTCTTACTCCTGTTCTCCAGGCGGTTGATTTTCAGTTGCAGGTCCTCCAGGATTTGGCCGCAGTCCTACATCACCAGGGCTGGTCCAGAAACGACATTTCCATCAACCTCGAACGGCTGATGAAGATAGCACCGGCTGAGGTTAAGATGAACGCTGCCAAGATGAGGGCCTGGTTGAAAGAAAAATGGGAAGAAGTTGTCAATGCCTTCAAAAACCTGGAGCCTGAGAGCGACTACATTCACTTCGACGATGTGACCGTGACCCTTGCGCCTGGGGCAAATGCCGGACGTGGATTGGACGTGCGGGCGGTTGCCGAACTGGTGGACACGCAGTTGCTGAGTGGTTCAAAACAATTGGCAATTTTTATGAACAGGAACCAGGGAATTACAGAAAGTTGGGGTTCCGTACAATTCAAGATCATGGTATCGGCCATTGCCAGCGTTCAGCGTGGTTCGAAGCGATTGATTGAAGAAGTTGCCCGCTTGTGGCTACGGGTGAACGGGATACAGGGTATTCCGAAGTTTACGCATAACACCATTGATTGGCAATCTGAAGAGCAGAGATGGACTGTTAAATTGCTACAACAGGAATTTTATTCAATAGCGCAGCTCATGGGCTGGGTTAGCGCCGACGAAGCAGCACAAGAGGTTATCGGTGCTGAAAAGGCCGTATCGGATGTTCCCTCCGAGGCTATCAGGATTAGTTTGAGTATGGGAGGTGAGCGAATTGCAACCTCAAGCGATGGCAAGGGTGGACTACGACAGACCAGCAAAATTCCACGTTCACGATTGGGAATTGTCAAATAAAACTACGCCGAGCGGAAAAATTCTATACAGATGTAAAAAATGTGGAATCTTAGATCCGGCGCCCGTGAAGCCGGAATACGAAATAAGATCCTGTAAAGGTGGTGATCATGATGCCCGCTGAACAATATCATGACTTCCCCTTGGCTCCCCGTGACCGAGAGTGGGACAAGAACGAGGCCATACCCCGCCTGAGAAGGTGGGCCTCCAGGGACGGCAGCGGCGACAAAGACCAGATGGACTGGCAGAAGTACCGCAAGGTATTCTTCTGGCACGAAGCTGGAGATCTTGAAGATTTCGGGCAGTTCAAGCTGCCCTATTGTGACATTATAAACGGCGAACCTCATGTCGTCTACAATGCCGTCCGCAATGCGCTTGCCAGGCTACCCAACACGGACATTCCCGAAGATGACAAACCTGCCGTGGAAAGGGTGGCCAGGCGACAGTTGGAGAGGTTCCAGGATGAAGAAAGCGAAGGCAGGATGAGCAGGACATTGGGCAGGGAGTTCGGCAAGCCCACCCCTTCCCAACTCGAAAAAATCAATGCCTTAGCCAAAAGGCCTCTTTCCGCTGAAGAGGTCTTTACTTTTTCGGCAAAGATGGTGGGCGATGCCATAATCAACCATCCCTGGCCGGTGAAGCTCCACAAGTCCCTGCTGGAAGTGTTCAAGAAGGATGCCCTCTCTGGCGTGGCCTTCCTGCTGGACCATTCCTGGGCCGGGTTCGGCAGGCCGAAGCCCGCTTATCCTTACGGCAGGACGTTTGATGCCGTCCTTAAGAAGGGCGACCAGGAAGGCGAGAACTGGGCGCTCTACGGCGATGTCTACATCGTCCGGGGCAAAGAGTTGGACGGCGTTTCCACAGATGCCATCATCGCCAGCATTGAGGACGGAACGCTGTTCGACGTTTCCGTAGGCTTCGGCAACGAGGTGGACGAGTGCTCCATTTGCGGCAACAACATCTGGGATGTGAGCAAGTGCGAACACTACCCTGGCCGGGTTTACGACGGCCAGCTTTGCTATGTCATCGCCAAGCCTCCGGGGTACCTGATGGAGCTTTCTGCCGTGTTTGACGGGGCCTATCCTGGGGCGATGGTGCTGTCCTCCGCAGGCGGTGACGGTGCCGGAGATTTCGTTTTGCTTAAGGATGCCGACCTCAAAAAAGTTAATCCCGAGGTGCAGAAATTCCGGGTCTACAGCGCAAGCAGAGGCAGGGTTCTCACCTTCGCCAAAAGAGATGCGCTGGAAAGGAAGATATGGGCACCATTCAGCGGATTCAACCTTTACGTTCCAGATTTGACGCAGGGGGTGCCAGTAAGCATGAGCGCGGCAATAACCACAACTCAAACCGCTTCGGGAGGGGGTGAAACAAGGGTGGAACAGCAGAATGTCCAGGAATTCATCTCCAAAGAAAAAGCCGTCGAAGTCCTGGGTAAAGAGTATGATGCCGACACTATCCTGAAATTCGCCAGGGAAGGTATTCAATACCGTGAAGAATTAATCCAGGACACCATTGAATGGGGCATCCGGGCGCAGGGCAACGACTTCCCAGCGGACGCCTGGAAACAGCTCCTGAGCGAACCCGGGCGCACCATCGAGGCCATCAAGGACTTCCGGGAGCAGTTCAAGAAGCAGGCGGAAGCGGCCATTCCCGCCGGGAGAAAGACGGCTCCGGAAGTAGGAAAAGGTAATGCTGCCGTAAAGAGCGATATCCCCGACGATTGCTTCAAGGCTTAACCGGCTGAATATCCAGCAATAAAGCCCACGGGTTAATACCCGGAGGGCTTTTTTATTTGCCAAATCTCGAAAGGAGTGAATTTTCATGGCACGCGGTGGACTTGATTGGGAAGGCATTGGTGCCCGTTACGTCACCTACAAAGCTAACGCCGCATTGGTCAGCATGGTGGCCGCCAGCGGTGTGGCTGCTGTCGAGGGCAAGGCCGTGACTATCACCGGCAACGGTGAGGTTGGTTTCGGTAGCGCAGGGCAACCGCTCCTGGGCCGGGTGGACAAGTACGAATCCGACGGCTATGTGACTGTCCAGGATGCTGGTTATGCCACTTTACCCGGCGTTTCCGGTTCCCTACCGACTGCCGGCAATTACGTTGTGGTTAACGGCCAGGGCGCTGTCGTCGCTTCCGCAGGCGCGACCGGCCCGGCTAAAGCGGTGAATGTTGACGCCACCAATCTCAAAGTCATGGTCCTGATTGCCTAACCAACTAAGGAAAGAAAGGAGTGTTTTAATATGGCAGAAATTACCCTGAACCGCGATATGTACTTGGCTGCGGCTTCGGAAAAGATGACGCTTTCGCAGTACCTGGAGAAACTGGACCCCACCCCTCCCGGCGAAAAGCTGGATGCTTTTGAGAGGCAACTGAAGAAGTGCGGTATCATCACCAAGTCCATCTACGAAAAAGGCATTTACGCCGATCCCGTGGAGGCTTTCTACCGCACCAGCGAAAGCCAGGTGCTTTTCCCTGAATTCATTGCCCGGCAGGTGCGGGAAGCTATTGTCCAGGACACCATGCTGCCCTATCTCATTGGCCAGAACACCATCATTACCGGTGACACCTACCGCACCTTCTACGTCGAGGACCAGCCGGAAGCGGCCCGTAAGAAGCGCGTGACCGAAGCCTCCGAACTGCCCAAGGCCAGGATCGTTGGCAAGGAACAGGTTACCAGGCTTTATAAATTTGGCCGGCAGATTGAAGCCAGTTACGAAGTTATCCGCCGGATGCAGATTGACATGCTGGCCCTGCACGTAAGGCGTATTGCTATCCAGGTAGCCAAGGACAAGGTGGAAGAGATTATTTACGTAATCAAGAATGGTGACGGCAACAACAACGCCGCCCCCGTGCTGAACCTGACCGCCCTTGATTCCAGCGCAACTGCCGGTACGCTTACTGCGAAAGGCTTCCTGGCGTTCCTGATGGAGTTTGAGCCGTTCCCGTGCAATACCTTGATTGCGGCCAAGGATGCGTTCATCCAGATTGTCCTGACCAACATCCCGAACCTGACCACGGCTGATCTCCTGCGGTTACTGGCGCAGGGCGCTACAAGGGGTATTTCGTTCAACGCTCCGCAGTTGCCCAGCGGCGAGTTCCGGCTTTTCTGGAATGATGCGGTTGATAGCCTGCATGTGCACGGGATCAATAACCAGTACGCCATTGAACAGATAACGGAGGCCGGTTCGGATATTCAGGAGGCCGACAAATTCATCACCCGTCAGACCCAGGTTCTCACTATTTCGGAGAACTCCGGCTTCTCGAAGATGTTCAATGAAGCGACCAAGACCCTGAACATCAACGCCTAATCGGGAGGTGGCCTTTCATGGCTAACCTCATCCTGACCGCCGTTGGCTGGGAACAGCGCGTCCGGGACAAGCTGGGCGTAGATTCGGCTTACGTCCCGGACGCCGCCGTTCAACAACCTGAAATCATTGCCGTGGCGGAAGCGAACATAATCGAACAGGTGCCCGAATGGGAGAGTCTGACGGGGACAAGCCGGGTGTACCTGGAGGCCGCCGTTGTGTGCGAGTGCGCCGCTTTGCTGTGCAAATCCATGCCCGCACGCCTGCCGACAAGGGAGCAGGGGCCGCACTTCACCCGGGAAATTACCGTGGACTGGGAAGAGAAGCGGCAGAAACTTGAGGATGAGCGGGACAACTACATCGGCAAAATTGCCCTTATTCCCGACCTTCCGCATTTCGCTATTTCAACGGGTTAGGCGGTGGTGCTTATGTCCTACGCCGCAAAGTACCTCCAGGCCCACGGGCAGGCGTGCGTTATCAAGCGCACTCCGGAGGTTCAAAGCTACGCCAGTTTAAAGCGGTCCACGAGAGCCACCCGCGATCCGGGTACAAGAGATGCCTATTGGGAGGGATTAATCCTTGCGGAAAGCCTTCTGGCGAGCGGCGAAGTTGTCGAAATTGGTGGCACGCAGTATCTTGTCCAGTCAGTTGATGCAGACCCTGCTTCCGGCGAACTTGCCTTTTTTGCCGCAAAGGTTAATGCCTCCCTGACGCACCAGCGATATACAGAAACGGTTGACCCGAATACTGGCAACATCATCCAGGGATGGACAACGCTAAACGCCAGCCTCTCCGCTTTCGGCCAGGTAGTTACCGCTTCCCTGCGGCAGACCGACCCCGGCTTATTGGAAACGACTAAGTACGTTTTCTTTGTTCCCAAGGTTGCCGGAGTGCAGGTGATGGACCGCCTTGTTTTAGGCGGTGAAAACCTCCAGGTAAACGCCGTGGACGAAATCATGTTGCCCGGCGTGGCAAGAATCCAGGCGGGGCAGGACGTGAGGCCGTAATGGGCGTTAAGTTCGACACCGCCGGGTGCATTGCCGCCCTGACCGCCCATCTGACCAAAACACTTCTCCTGCTCCGGGAGGAATATATGCTGGAGGTTGCCTCCCACATGCAGCACCCCGAAGCGAAGGACGACCTGGAGGCCGGAGAAATCGAGGCCCTGGCCGGGTTTATCGCCGCCGTGGTTGTCGGCGGTGCCTGGGCCGTGATGGACAACTACGGTACCGGTTCGCTGATGGACAGGGATAACCCGGCACTGCCGGCCTATAAACTAAGCGAACTCTGGAACCCGTATCGGGGCAAGCACGGTCCAGACGATACGGCCATCCGCAGCAGGAAGGCGGGGCCGTATAAAAACATCTTCGGGGAAACGGTAATATCCCGCGCTCCCGTCCCCGGCTTCAACCTTGAGCGACTGGGAGGTAAATATGCGCCCTGGCCGCCGAGCCACGCTTTTGAGACGGCGGCAAGATGGCTTGCTATGACGAGGCTGGAGAAAATCTGGCGGGAATCCCTGAACACCTTCCCCTGGGGGAAGTTCATCATCGCCACGCCCGACTGAAAGGGGTGGTTTTCTTGTTTTAGCCCCGAAACAGACTTAAATGAACTCTGGAAGTTGTTTTCAACCGACGCAGAACTTCTTGAAGCCCTGGGCCTCACCGGGGCACCAATCCTGGAAATAGCGAAGCACATTATCAAGCGCAGCCAGTGGGACGACCTGGCAACCAACGAGAAGCGATTGTGCTTTTACTTCCGACCTTCCCGGCGGGTGAGGAATGAACTCGTCACCGAGGAAGTCCTGCAAGTTGACTGTCATGTACCGGCGAAGCAGGACTATATCGCCTACCGGGTGCAGAAGCGGATAAAGAGCCTGCTGCACAACAAGCAGATCGGCAGCAGGCTTTTGTATTTCGACGGGCAGTTGGGGGAACTGCCCTCCATGCCCGGATTCATCTGCGTGGGTAGCCGGTACTGCTTCTATGCCGTCATCTGACGGCTTTTTTAATTCCCGAGAAAGGAGTGTCCTTGAATGGAACTGGTTTACAAAAAGGCGGGCCGCATTGAGTTAATCCGCTACAGGGACGGCAAGCGGTTCCTGAAGAACGGCGTGGTGCAGTCTTTATCGCCGCAGATCACCAACAACACTGCAACACTGGCTGACGGTAACAGCGCGATGGACATGGTTTTCTCTTCGGGCAAGGCGGCGCAGGTGACAGTTAACCTGAACAGCTTCCAGCCCAGTCTCTATGCCGCACTGGTAGCGGGTGACGTAACGGATGAAACCGGCGTCTCCATCAGGAGAATCGAAGAGAACACCATCCCCAGCGCAAGCCCGTTTACCGTCACCCTGACCAGGACGCCGGTAACGGACACCGTTGTTGTTCACAACGAGGATGACAGCCCGTTTGTCAAGGTGGCCAGCGATCCGGCAGTTGGGCAGTACAGCGTGTCGGCCAACGTGGTGACTTTCAACAGTGTCGATGCCGGCAAAGAAGTTGTTATCGCTTACGATGTGGCCGCCACGAACGCCAAGCGGATGCAGCTTTCCGCCGAGGCCAGCAACGACGTCTTCAGGCTTATCGTGGCCGGTGAAGCGGTGCTCAGAAAGGATGAAGGCACGACCAAACTGGATGCCATCACCTTCGACCGGGTGATGCCTACCGGTGACATCCCGTGGCCTTCCCGTCAGAAGGAGCCGCAGGGCTGGAACTTCACCCTGCAGGTGCTCAAACCCAGGCCCGGCTACAAAGTGGTTGATTATGTGGTTGAACAGTAAGGAGGATTAAGTCATGGCTAAAAAGGAGGCGACGCCGCTTTCCGTTATGCTGGGGAGCGGCGAAGATTTTTTTGTGGGCGAAAAGCGGTACACCGTAAAGCCTTTAAAACTGAAGCATATCGACGAGTTTATCAACGACAATTTGAGCCTGGGATGGCAGCTTGTCAATATAACGAACGAGGATGCCCGGAGCAAGCTGGACAAGTGGTTGTCTAGACAGGTTGTTGATGAAAAGGGTAATCCCGTGACCCTGGAAAAAGCTATGGAGGATGACTGGGACCTGGCCGACCTGAAGCGGTGCGTGCAGAAGTTGCTTGACATATCGGGCTGAATTTGCTTCCCCCCGACCGGCAGAAAGAGAAAAAACCAGCCGATTGGGGGGAAGTTTTTACCACTTTACTTTGCCACACCAATATGAACTATGAAGAAATAGGTGAGAGGACATTACCGCAAATTATAGCCATTGTGGAGCGCTTGGAGAAGCACATCGGTTTAAAGATAGGTGTTCCTGTCAGGAACGAAGAAGTACGGGAAGAGCCGGCGGAAGAGCATACCGTGGAGGATGCCATGCGGTTTGTCAGTTTGTTTGCCGGCGTTGGCGATTGATTGGTATTTTCATAAGGTGGTGGTTTCATGCCTGAAAGCGATGCTGTCGTGCAAATTATTTCCAGGCTTGGCGTTGATTATTCCCAGGCAATAGTTTCCACCAGAATGCTGGCCGATGCTACTGCTCAACTCGACCGGCAGCTGCGTGGATTGAAAATAACCGTAGCAGATTTAGCAAGAGCAACCAACAGGGATTTATCCGCCCAGCTTGCTCAGATGGCGGGCGGCAAGGTGATTTACGACCAGTATGGAAGGGCCATTTCAATTGTCGGTACTGGAATAGAGGATATTGCCAGAAAGACGAAAGACGCCACCCGCGTAGCAAGAGAACACATCAAGACGGTAAAGGATCTGGAAAGGGAATACAACGTCCTGGGCAGCCAGTTCGAGAGAAGGGTTTCATGGTTCGTAGCAGGGGCTGGCTTCTTCGGTTCGCTGGAGGCCATCCGGCAGGCGGCGACAACCATCTCCGAAGTGGAAGCGGGCATGACCACCATCGCCCGGGTGACGGAGGACGTGACGTTCAACTACAAGGACGTGCGCGACCAGTTGCTCCGGATGGGCGTGGAATACGGCATGACCTGGGACAAGGTTAGCGACATCATGACCCGCTGGGTGCAGGCAGGCTACAGTGTATCGGAATCACTGGAATTGACAAGAACTTCCCTGCTGGCACTCAATACCGCCGAGTTAGACGCTAACTACGCGACCCAGGGACTTATCGCCATCATGGCCCAGTGGGGGCTTACTGCCGACCAGTTATTACCTACAATAGATAAGATTAACAAAGTAGCGGACGACTTTGCCGTTACTTCCCAGGATTTGGTGGACGGCCTTATGCGGTCTTCCGGCGCGGCCAAGGTGTTAGGCCTTAGTCTTGACGAAACCATCGCCATACTCACCGTTATGCGTGAAGCAACGGGCAGGACGGGTAAGGAAGTTGGCAATGCCCTCAACTCCATCCTGTCTTTCATGCAGAGGCCCATTGCAATCAAAGCGTTTGAAGCGGAAGGTATCAATATTTGGGCGGACGCGGCGAAAACTCAATTCCGCAGTGTTATTGAAATATTTGAGGAAGTTGCCAGGCGCTGGCCGCAGATGGGCGAAGCATCGAGAGATATGTTCGTCCAGGCCGCAGAACAGGCCGGGCTGTATTCCGAAGAACTGGCGGAACTGGCAGGGTTGCAAAAAGAATTCAACGACCTCCAGCAGCGGGACATTTCCCAGGCCATGGCTGGGATTTACCGCCGGAACTACCTGCTGGCTTTGCTCCAGAACTGGGCCAAGATCGACCAGGTGCTCATCAGCATGGAGAAAAGCCTCGGATACTCCATGCGGGAAAACGAGCGCACCATGCAGACGCTGGCGAAGCAGTGGGAATCTTTGAAGGCAGTCGCCCAGGAGTTAGCAGTTGCTTTGGGTGATGCTGGCTTATTGGAGCAATTAAAAGAACTGGTTGAGGGTGCTAAAGATGCCGTCACCTGGTTCAATGAACTGGATCCCACACTGCGTAAATTGATATTCTCTTTTGTCGAACTGACTGTCGCAATGAAAGTCCTTGGTGCGGTATTCAAGATGGCTGGTATCAGCGGCATGGTAAGCATCTTTTCCGGGTGGGCCGTGCCGATTGCCGCCGCAACAACGGCCACGAGAGGGATGGCCACCACACTTACCTTGCTGGGCACTGTGGCCAGGAACGTTGGCCTCGGCATATCTGCCCTGTTCGGCGGCCCGGTGGCACTGGCCATTATTGCCGCCGGAACGGCCCTTACGGCTTTTGTTTCGTCGGCAAAAGACGCACGCAAAGAACACGAAGAGTTTACCCGGGCCATGTATGACGTGCAGGGCAAACTGGAAGAGTACCAGCAGACGCTGGAAAGTGCCCCCGAGGGTAGCGAGCAGTACCAGAATGCGTTAAAACAGCAGAGCGACCTGTTGCAGGACATCGGCATAAGGTACCCTGAATTGGTTAAGAAAACCAACGAATACGGCAAGGTTGTCGAAGTAGACCAGGAAAAGATATCGCAACTGGCCAAAGAATACGAAAAACTTTCCAAGAGCCAGAAGAAAGTTGTTGATTCCTACAAGGAATCAATGCAGGCGTCCAACCAGCGGATTCTGGAACTTGAAAAAGAAGCAGGTAGGATTGAGTCCAGCGCAAATACGCTGCGCGACCTTGTAAATTATTACCGTAATTATCAACAGGTTGCTGGTGATTCCGCCGAAAAAAGCAAGGAAATGGCCAAAATCGAAGAAGGCATTGCCGCCATCATCGGTACCGCCGGTTTGGAAAGATTGAAAGCTGCCGGGTTTACCGAGAAAGCGGTACAGCAGGAGATAGAGGCAATCAAGAAAGCGGCACAGGCAAAAAGGCAGGAAGTGTTAGAAGAAAAGAAACGCCAGATCGAAATGACCAAGAACACGATAGAGGAAACAAAGAAACGTATCAAAGCACTACAGGCCGAAATTGCGGCATTAGAAGCAGGAACACCTCTGCGCTGGCAACAAACACTTAAAGCCTGGGGCGAAGCATTCATAAAGACTTTTCCCCTGCCGGACCCGTTCCTGTTTATGGAGAACTATCATGCGGCATTGGATAAGATGGCTCAAGAGATGGAAAGTTCTCTTCATAAAGCAGGTAAGCAGTTGGAGGAAAAACTTAAGGAACTTGACGATTTGAATAAGGAATATGCGGACACGATTGCGCAACAGATAGATGAAACCGAAAAACAAAATACTGCTTTCGCCAACCAGGAGGAAATCCTCAAGAGACTGAACGATGCTCTCGAGGAACACCTTCACACCGTCGAAAGGATGCTCAAAACATATCAGGACCTAGTTGCGGAAACGGAAGCCCTGCTGGACATAAACAGGGCGCAGTATGAGTTTTATAGCAGGGAAGGTGCGCCTTTAGAAGACAGGGTTAAAGCGGTTAAGTTACAAGCTGAAGCAATAGGCTTGTTGCTCACGAAGCAGGATGACCTGCACTCACTGGCGGAGGCCAACAGAAGGGCATTAAGCGATTTAAAGACAGCAGGAGTTGATCTGGGCAAAGGCATAACCGCCACCGCGTCATCCATTGGTAAATTAAGCGGTTCGCTGGAAGATTATTTCATTTCAGCTTCCAGGGCAACGGGTGTTTCCGTTGACTTGCTGAAAGCGGTGGCAAAGGTTGAATCCGGTTTCAACCAGGCTGCCAGGAGTTCCGCCGGGGCAATCGGGATAATGCAGTTGATGCCGGGAACGGCAAGGGGACTGGGTGTTGACCCCTACGACCTAGGCCAGAACATCCTCGGCGGGGCGAAGTATTTGCAGCAGGCTTTGAATGCCTTCAACGGCAACCTCCAGCTTGCATTGGCCGCCTACAACGCCGGGATCGGGGCGGTTCAGCGGGCGATTCAAAAGGCCGGGTCTGAAACCTGGGAAAACGTGAAAAAGTACCTCCCGAAAGAGACACAGGCTTATGTCCCCAAGGTTTTGAGTAACCTGGGGAGTGTTTCTGGTGTGGTTGCCGGTGAACAGAAAATATCCGACGAACTGCAGAAAGAATACGAGCGCCGCCAGCAGATCCAGGAGCAGTATGCTGATGCGACAATCAATATGTACCAGGAGATTTACAGGGCGCAGGCCGATTGGTGGCGTTCGCAGAAGGAAATTTCGGATTTGACCATCTCCGGCCTCGAATACGTCAGGACAATGAGACAGCAGCAAATAGATTCTCTTAAAAATGAAATAGAATACCTCACCAGAGATGGTGCTTCGCAGGAGGAGTTAAACAGGGCATATATCCTTAATGCGCGATATATCGACCTGCTTAACGAAAAAAGGACCGAATTGCTCAACAAGATACGTGCGGAGCAGGAGTTTATAGCAGCGATAAAACAGGAGCAGGCCAGCCTGAACACTTCTACTAAGGAAGGGGCATATCAATACGCATTATATAACAAAGCCATCGCCGACGCTTCGCAGAGAATTGTTGAACTGAACAGAGAAATGATCGAGTTGAACAGGACGATGAACGAAGCAATAAACATGCCTTATCAACACTATTTCAATAATCTTATGGCATGGATGCAGCACATGGAGAACATCGGCAGACTGACGGTGGCACAACAACTGGAAATCCTCAAAGGTATCGATCTGCAAAGGCTGGCCCTGCAGGACCAGTGGCGGGTACAGGAAGACATTTACCGCCGCCGCCGCCAGGCCCTCCAGGAAGAAATGGACGCCATCCGCGAAGCCTACGACGAGCGGATGCGGCAGATAGAGAAAGAGATCGAGGCCGACCAGAAAAGGATCGAAATTAAAGAGAAGGAAATAGAAGCTATCGAAGCAACCACCAACGCGCAGATAGAAGCCATCAAGAAACTAATTGAAGCATTGGATATTGAAGATGAACAGTCTAACCGCGAAGAAGCCGAACGCCAGCACAACCAGAAGTTGGCCAAGTTGCGTGAAGAATATCAGTACCATGCGCTAAGAACCGGCCTCGAACACCAGCGCAGGATGGCGGAGATACTGGAAGAAATAGCCGAGGAAGAACACCGTTGGGAACTCCAGAAGCAGGAGTGGGCCAGACAAGATCAACGTAAAGCCTACCAGCAGCAGATAGAGGCTTTGCGGGAGCAGGCTAAGGCACGCCAGGACGCCATCCGGCAGGAGATAAACGACCTCCAGAAGGCTTCCGACCAGAAGAAGAAGGAACTGCAGGAATACTATGATGAAATCCAGAGGATGTTCAACGACGCCCACCTGAACATGCTTGCTTCCTTGAGCCTATACGAGGATAAATATTATGACGCGGTAAAGCGGATCATGGACAAGATCAGGCAAGCCATTGAAGAAGGTAACATAGAGTTGATACCGGGACTACTGGATGAAGCGAAAGATACCATAGACGAAGCCGAGGAAACAGAACGCAGCAGGCCCAGGGAAGAACCGCCAACGCCTCCCCGCGAACCTGTGGCCGTGTTCGGCCCGTCGGATTACACCGAGAGAGGCGGCAGGGCATATGCCTGGGCCAAGACCATTGGGAATAAACTGGGCCTGCCGGTGACGTGGGATGCGCAGAAGAAAATTGTTACCATCGGCGGCAAATCATTCTTCCCCGATTTTATAGAAAAAGACAAGGCTTATCTTGCGCTAAGAACTGTGGGCCAGGCGTTTGGTTACGACGTGGATTACACCAACAAATACGTTAGTTTCCTGCCCAAGGCCCACACCGGGGCTTATGTGGTGGAAAGCGGCATAGCCGAACTGCTGAAAGGCGAGCGGGTGCTTTCTCCGCAGCTTACGGTTTCTTTCGACCGCCTGGCGAACGTGCTGGCGAATTTCCCGAATATACCGGAGCGAATCAGCCTCATGCAACAGGGATACGGTAACCTCGACCGGCTGGCCGATAGAATAATTGCGGCCATCGAACGGCGCAAGGGAATCCATATCGAGAGACTTTTCAATGCCGAAACGGTAGAACTGGCCGACAGAACCGACATGGAAATCTTAAGCCGTGAGCTTGCCAGGGCGGTGAACATGCTTCAGACGGCAAGAGGGTGATGGAACATGGCCTTTGAAGTTGACGCAGACGGAATCCTCCAGCCTTTGGGTGTAACGGTATTGCGCGACTCCCGCTTTGAACTTCTCCCCGGCACCAGGGACTATTTCGAGGAAGTCCCCGGAAGGCACGGGGAGATTGATTTTGGCGCGGAGTTGCAGGCCCGTGTGCTGGAACTGCACTGCCTTATTGAGGTAAGCCCTTCGGAGTGGCCGGCAAAAAGGCTTGAAATAGCGAAATATTTGAACCCTCTCCTGGGGACGCAAACTTTAACGTTTGCGGATGAACCGGGGAAGGTTTACCACGTGCGCTATGCCGGAAAAATCGACGTGACCAAGTACCCATATGCCAGGGAGTTTACCATCCCTTTCCGAATGTGCAACCCGTTTATCACCAGCGCAACGCAGAATCAGCTTGTCGGTTCCGGCACGGCCACCAACGCGGGCAACGTCGATGCGCCGTTCATCCTCATCATCGACGGCGAATCAACCAGTCCGTGCGTTTCCGTTGGCGGCTACGCCATGCTTTATCGGGGAGTTGTCCCGGCGGGGCAGTCCCTTGTTGTCGATACGGAAAAGAAAACGGCGGTTTTGAACAACCAGAACGCCCTGCCGAATTACAACGGCGTGTTTCCGGTTTTGCTTCCGGGCGGAAACAACGTTGTGGCGGCGGTGAGCGGGACGACGACAATCAGGTGGTACGACCATTGGATTTAGCGTGGTGATTTAAATGCCTCTTACCATCCCCGAGTACATCACAGTCAAAACTGCCGCCGGAGCAACGGCGGCTTATTTATCTCCATCAAGCGACAACATGAAGGATTGCTGGATTGACCGCCAACTTAACGGCAAATCCACCCTTACCTTTTCCTTGCCCTTGACTTCCGCCAAATGGCAGTACCTCACCGACCAGTACCGTATCTATGCTGGCGGCAGGGAATTTGTTGTCTTGAACCCGGACGCCGTGGAAAAGGTACGGGATGGCAAAAAACTGTGGGGCAAGGTAACAGCCCACGAATCGTGGGTGTTACTGGGCAAGAAATACGTTGACCCGGGCATTTCCAACGACCCGCAGACACCCAATCCTCCCCCGTTGGCCGTCATTATCCTTTCCGGCGGTAGTGATTTATCTGGTGGGCGCTACCCTGTCGGCAGTGCGGGCCATGCGCTTTACGCCATCCTCCAGGGTACAGGTTGGTCTGTCGGCACGGTTGACGTGGAAGGCACGCACGATCTGGAAACGGAAAAGCTGTCTGTTCTAGAGAACATCAACAAGATCCAGGAAATATGGGGCGGGTATCTGGTTTGGGACAGCGTAAACAAGACCGTCTCCCTGCGGAGCGAAACGGCCTGGGCACCGTACACGGGCTACCAGGTGCGCTATGCGAAGAACCTGAAGAATATCACCAGGACGGACGATTACGACATCATTACCAAGCTGTACCCATTCGGCGAAAACGACTTAAACATTGCTTCCGTCAACGCAGGGAAGATTTACCTGGAAAACTACAGTTATACTGCCGAAGTGCTGGAGGGTATTTGGATTAACCAGGACATTGCCGACCCAGCCGAGTTGAAAGCGGAAGCAGAAAAGTATCTGGCGAAGGTTTGCCGGCCAAGACACAACTACCGCATAAGCCAGGTTGACCTGCGGCTTCTCCCCGGCTACCAGCATGAGGATTTCGACTTGGGTCACCTAGTAGACATTATCGATGAAGATTTAGGTGTAAACACCAAAGCCCGGATTATTGGCTACAGGTATAACGTCTTCCAGCCGTGGCAGTGTGAGTTGGAAGTGGGCGACCCAATTGAGAAAATCGAATCCATGCTGGTTGACAGCAAGGAGATGGTGCAGTACCTCAACTCCATCAAGACCAGCCGGGGGCAGATTACGGCTTACAAGCTGGTGGATGAGAGTATTATTGCCCAAAAGATTGCCAAGGCCGCCGTTGATGCGACGAAGCTGAATACCAAGACGGTTGTCCTCCTGGATGATGCCTGGACGGATAATTCTCCATCTCCGGGCTATGTTTCCTGGAACCAGCACAAGCTGTACTATGCTGGTCGGGAGTACGTCATTGCGGCGGGCAATACCAACCTGAAGTACATTTATTGGGATGGCTCGTCCAGCACCTATTCCGCCAGCGCAACGGAACCAAATTTGACTGATGGGCAGTTTATCATTGCCGTGAATAACGGCGGTTTGCACGATATTGTCTGGAACAAGGGTTATGGGCGGCAGTTTATCGGTTCGGCATTTATCGCAGATGCGGCGATAAAATCCGCCCACATTGACGAAGCGCAGATTCTTGATGCTCACATTGCCAACGTCTCCGCCAACAAAATCACCACCGGCCAGCTTCTGGCCTACCTGGTGGAGATACTGGGGCAGAACGGCTACTTCAAAATTACCGGGGACGGCCTGCGGGTTTACGATGATGTGGGCAACCTGAAGGGGCATTTGGGCTGGTACGAAACCCTCGGCGACCAAACCGCCCAGTTCTCCCGCCCCTCCGTGGCCTACAAGCAGGACGGCACACAGGTTGCGGCCAACGTCCCCCGCTTCGAGGCGGGCAAATTCGGCCAGGCGGTGATGGTGGAGGAGGGGACGACGAATAAGATAGAAACGGAGGGCGGCGGAGCTTCCAAGGACTGGTCTAAATGGTCGCATTGGGGCAATAGAGGATACTGGCAGAGCG